ATCTCGCTAGACTTGATGTACCGGACGCCGAACTGGTCGACGCAGAAGAAGGAGAAGTACACCGTCCACTGGTGGGCGATGTCGCAGACCGCCGTGGCCACCCGATCGCCGTGGGTGACCCGCTTGCCGTTCTTCATGTTTATCGGGAACTGGCCGCCGTCCGGATCGATGTTGATGACGGCGACATGATTGGTCCGGAGCACTGCTTTGCTGGAGCGCTCCATGCGGGCCTTCATGTTGTTTGGCTTACGGCGCTTCATGCTGCACGCTCCACCTTGTTCCTGCGCTGCGCCCGCACAGTCATGAGCTTGGCGCGGCGGCTGTTGTTGAGCCATTCCGAATGGACGGCTTCGGGCTCAGGCTCAGCGTCCAGGCAGGTGATCCGGCCGCCCTGGGCGAGGTAGGCGGCGATCTGCAGATCCAGTTCGGTGCGCTCGGCTGCCCGGGCGCGGATGTCGTGGGCGAAGTCACTGATCATGGCGAGACTCCCGGCGTGCACGAGCGCAGGCAATGCCGTACTCGGTGCAGATGCGTTTGATGGTGCGGATGGCCCAGCCGGTCTGGTCGGCCAGCTGCTGGTGGGTCAGGTGCTTGTTGGCTTCGATGTACTCGGCCTTGTCGCGTCGGCGTCGGCTGTGTGCCTGGGACTGTGCCTGGTACCGCGGATCAATCAGGGCCTGAGCCGCGGCGATCTGCTCGGCACCGTTTGCCCGGGCGGCATTGGCGACTAGCTTTCTGGCTTGGGCCTGCTCCCAGCGGCGGGGATGCTTCTTGCGGTCCAGGTTGGCCGCACAGCCCAGGGCGGCGCGGAGTTCAGATTCGGAGTGGAAGAGGTTGGCGCAGGTGTTCATCACTTGATCCTCACCGAGCTTTGCCCGCGCTCAATGTGCGCACCAGGAACGTCCTCACCGGCCTTGAGCCGGCGCAGGATCTCGCGCTTGTCGGGCTTGATGGTTGTCTGGACGTCCACGCATTCATCGGGGAGGGCCGACTCTTGGTCGATGACGGCCACCTCAACGCCTTTGGCTAGCGTGATGCTGAAGAGCGGGCACTTGATGCTGGTGATGCCCGTCTCTTCCATGTTCTGGCGCAGCCATTCGCGCATGCTGTCCTGGCGCGCCTTGATGGCCTTCTTGCGGTCGGTCAAGCGAGCTATCTCGCGCTCTAGGGCATCGACGTCGCTGTCCATGTTGTGGACGACGGTGATCAGCGCCTGGGCCTTCTCGTTGAACTCGCCTTCGATGGCCTGCATGGTGTCGCGGATGGCGACCTCCATGCCCTCATCGCCTTGCTCGGCCAGCTCCTGCAGTTCGGCGTATTGCTCGGTCAGAGTCCGGAGGCTCGTCATGTTGCTTCTCCCTTCAGGCGCTCGGTCTGGGTGGCGAGCTCCTTGGCAATACGCTTGACGCCGGCTTCGTCGCGGCGCGTGCTGAGCTTGCGAACCGCGGTGTCGTGCATCTTCTTGAGCTCGTGCTCGTTCTTGGCGGTGGCCATGGACTCGACGACGCTCTTGAGATACGCCAGGCGCTCTTCCTTCTGGCGCTCGGCCTCGGCTTCCTTGTCTTCCGCCTTGGCCAGCTGCTCTTCTTCCTTCCGGAGCTGGACGTACTCGCGGTCGTCGAACATGCCCAGGAAGATGTCAGCGGAGAAGCCCAGCATGCTCAGGCCTTTCTTGATGGCATCGGTAAGCGACTTCTTGGGAGCTTCCGGGTCGACCGATAGTCCGTAACTGGACTTGTAGACGGCCTTGGTACAGCCGTATTGCTCGAACTCGCCGCGCTTGCCATCCTGCTCGAACCAAAGCTTGATGCGAACTGTGTGGTTTTTGATGGTGCCCAGTGATACGCCTTTGTCGTTCAAGACTTCCGGGCCAAGGTCAAAGCGCTCTTCAATCACAGTCCAACCCCAGCCGATACCGACCGGACCGAACATCTCGGTTGCACGCTTGATCATGTGCTGACCACTGATCGACGTGATGTTCTGGCCGTCGACCTTGGCTGCTTTGGTCGCGCTTGGGTGGGTTGCCTCAACGGCATCCCACAGCTGCATTTTGGTATCGGACATGGCAATAGCGTCCCAGGGCCGCGAATGCAGCCGGTATCAAAGGAGGAGGAGAGGGGTGACTAGCCGAAGACGGCGAGGTACATGAGGCAGCAGCAGAAGGCTTGAACGAACATGCAGGCAGCTACGGCGCGGGTCATGGTTGCAGTTCCTTTGCGATGATCCTGTCCGCTAGGCGCTGCGACCATGCTGCCGGCGCCTCTATGAGCTGAACAATGCGATCCCGTACCAGCAGCACACGGCCGGTCTGGGCTGCCACACGAAGCGCAGCCACTCGACTGCATGCTTGGGTAGGGTGAAGCAGTACCTGAGCGCTCATGACGCCTCCTGAGAAAACGGTGCCTCGGGGAGGCGGTAGCGGTTCACCCATACCATCTCGCCTTCCGCGTTCTTCTCGCGGCCGGAGCGGTAGGGGAAGACGTCCAGGCCTTCGCGCATGGCCAGGGCGAGTACGTCACCCAGGCGGCGGCCGGCGATCTCGTGGTGATCGGCAGATGTGATGCTCACGATTGCACCCCGCGCGCCGTCAGCATTGCATCGGCCATGGCGTAAGAGATTTCTGCAACGATTCGCATCTGCTCGGCAGAGCTGTCACCAGTGTCGTCCAGCTCCTTTGCTTGCCAGGGGTTGGCCAGGTAGCCCTGCATGGCCTTTGCCGCGAAGTAGTCGCGCAAGGTCATGCCATACGTGCCGTAGTCTTCTGCACGGTTTGAATCGACCGTTGGGAATGCGGGACCGCCATTTCTGATACTCATGCTGCTCTCCCTAGCGAGAAGTTCTTGTGCTGGCTCTCAGCCCGCAGGAAGTTGCGGCGCTGCTGCTCGGTGGCGAGAGCGATGCGCTCCCAGTAGGCGAAGTCCGCGGCGTCGATCTCCAGCAGCATCCGGTACGCTTCGGCGTAGGAGATGAGCTTGTCCCGATCCATGCTGGGAGTGCGGGAGGTCTGGAGCCTGGCGAACTGGTCGCGGAGGATGTCGTTGGCGCGGCAGGGTTGCGGGATCATGTTCAGCTCTCCAGCCAGGCTTTGAGGTCCCGGTCAGCCATCTCGGCCACCGGCGCCAGGGGCAGGCACATCTCATGGATGACCTTGTCCCGCAGGGATTCGTACTTGGTGCAGCGCTCGCCTTTGATCAGGGCCACGTCCAGGGCGAACTGGTCGTCTTCGCCGTCTTCCTCAACCCGGCGCTCGCTGAACTTCGTGACGAACTCGCCGTGCTTGATGACGGTCACCGACCCGATCTTCACGTCCATGAAGTGGGTCAGGTTGAAGTGGCAGGAGCGAAGCCAGTCTTCGCCGGCGTCGGTGTAGATCCAGGCCGACTCTTCCGGGCAGGCAATGTCGTACTGCCGCTGGGCGCCTTCGAGCGCCGCGATCTGTGCGTATGCGTTCATGGTGTGGGTCTCGATGGGCGCCGTAGCGCGGGGATAAAAGCGCCAGCACGCACCGCTGTGGGGTTGCGGTGATGTGCGTACTGGCGAAAAGGGTGATGCAGTGCCAGCTCCTGTTGGCCTGTAGCTGGCGCGACGTCCGGTCTTCTGCATCGGGAGTGGATCGACGACGGGATTCGAACCCGCACGCAATGTTTTCCCTGGCTTTTGCGCCAGTGACTTTGCCAATTCGTCTACGCCGATCCACTTCCGATGCATCCTCTTGCGAGGTGATCGGTACAGCTCGCCGCCCGCAGCTACTGGCCTCTTGGGCGGCGCATTCAATGTCAAAGAACTCCCTCTGTTCTGAGGGCCTGTCGGTCCCGCTGGACTAGCCATTGCGGGGCAGGGGGATCACTTCGCTGGTCCCGTGCTATCCGGTGTGTCCGGAATTTGTGAGGTCCGATTGAGGCCCTCCGAATCGCTGCGGTGTGTTGCTGCGTTCGATGGGTGCAGTTAACCATCGGTAATCTTCCCGGTCAACACCGGCGGTTAATTATTTTTCTGCGGGCGAGCCTTGCCGAAGCGGCAATCGCTGATTACTGTTTATTTATACAGTTCACAGAAAGGAGGTTCGCCGATGTCCAGCAACGCCCAATCCGCCGCCATGACGCCCGCAGAGAGACTCACCATCCGGGTATCGAACATGATCAATTCGCCCAGGGCTCAAGCCGAAAGGAAGGCGGTGATCCACCGGCTCGACACGGACCCGGAGCCAATATGGGAAGCGATGTTGGAGGCGCTGAATGAGCAGACAGAGCTGCAGCTCACTCTCAACGACGACGGTACGGTGCTGGTGGAGTGGGCAGAGGGATACGAGAGAGAAGCGGAGGAGTGGGGCGAGGGGGCCGTAACGGCATCCTGATATCAAATGCGCAGCGCATCACGTTTCATGTGACATAAATTGTCAGCTTATGCGCATGCGAGACGAACAAGGATTCAGCGAAGTGCCGTGTTACAGGCTTTTGAGAGTTGGCACACAGCCTGCAATAGCCAGTTCAGGCGCTGTGCCTTCACCTTTGGAGTGAACGATGAACAACCAGAAAGGCTTTACCCTGATCGAACTGATGATCGTCGTGGCGATCATCGGCATCCTGGCGGCTGTGGCTATCCCGGCCTACCAGGATTACACCGTACGTGCACGCGTTTCGGAAGGTTTGACACTCGCTTCACCCGCCAAACTGACCGTAGTAGAAAACGCAAACGCTGGCTCTGACAAACTGAGCACCGGCTGGACGGCGCCGACCGCAACCAACAACGTAAGCAGCATTGCAACCGCTGACGATACCGGCGTGATCACGATCACCTACACCTCTAAGGCTCAGGGTGTGATCCTGTACCTGACTCCAACCTACGGCACCAAAAACACCGCTCTGGCTGCTAAGACCGTACCGACTGACGCCATCAAGTGGACCTGCACTGTAGATAGCGCAGATCATCAAAAGTATGTTCCGTCTGAATGCCGTACGGTGAAAGGCGCTTAAGCAGCAGATTGATTGAAAGCCCGCCTAGTGCGGGCTTTTTCATGCCTGCTACATCATGGCTCTTAGAGCATTAGCGGCAATCCTGATGTTCTCCATCTGCGACTCCCGCTCGTCCCTTCTGCCACGGAAATAGCCCCACCTCTCAGCCAGCTTCACGGCCATGTGCATGTCGTTCTCCTTGAACGCCTGCAGTCCCTTTGCCACGGTCAGATCCTGGAATTTAGAGAAAAGGACGCGCTCCGACTTAGCGATCGCTTCCTCCTTCGTCTCGTAGAGCTCAGTGTGCTCGTACTCTTCGATGAGGAAGGTGTACCGGCCACCCTGTTCTTCTGAAAGACGGCGGATCTTAATGAACGGAAAGTCAGGGTGGGTGGCGGTGGACTGCCTGGCCATAATGGTTTTCCTGAGGGCAATAAAAAGGCCCCAGCTTTCGCATGGGGCCCTGCGCCTGATCCAACCTCGGGAGTAAGAAAGGCGCAGGACGGAGATTAGCTCGGTATAGCTGCGAACTCAATGGCTGTTGATCACCAGAAAAGGCGTGTGATGACAGCTCGCTGGAGGATTGTTCTGAGCTTAGAACAGCATCTTTATGACTACCCCGCCCACCAGCCCGGCTATAGCGGCAGCTACGGCAAATCCACCACTGTATCGGGCCAGGTTGCGACGAATTGTGTGAACGTCATCAGAGGTCTTTCTAACGTCTTCCTTGATGCCTTTCAGGTCGCCAGCCGATTTCTCCGACTGCTTTTCCACAGATGCAAACTGCTGCTCGAAGGATCTGTTCCTCTCGAACTGGGTAATTATGAAGCCGTCCATTTTGGCTTCGAGAGACGCTGCTCGCAGATCGATTTTTGCGCCTATGGCATCAAAGCGAGCATCTAGCTCTGTTCTGGTGATCTCGCTCATTCTTCCTCCATTTCTCGCCGCTAGCTCTCGCTCAACATCTTGAAGACGAACCCAACCCTCAGGCGGGCCCAGCGCTTCAATCCATTTCAGTTGGGCTTCGCGAGCTTGTCCAACGGCAATCTGAAATCGTCGAAGCGCTTCCTCGATGCTGAGAACGCCATCACCGTCCATTTCTTCATCCTCAAAGGCGATGGGGGCAGCTGCTGCCAGTGGTGGTGGTGTGAGGTCTGCTAGCTTGGGAATCGGTCTTAGCTTTCGCTCTGACAGCATCAGGACCATTGCGCGCTCCTAGGTGGATCCAGGTCTGGCCTGAATGAACTAGAGCCACTGGTCACAGCAGCTGCGCGTTCCAGACGAGTAACACCTTGGCGTGGATGTAGGTGTCGATCGAGCTGATCTTCTGCGGCGGGAAGCGAGAGTTGTCAGAGATCATCATCAGCGTGTCCGCGTCCGTGAGCTGGAGCCGCTTGATGTAGAGAAGGCTCTGCCAGGTGAACACGTACACCCCGTCCCCAATGAACTCGCGGATGCTGATGTCCACGATCAGAGGGTCACGATGCTTGATGGTCGGTGCCATCGACTGTCCCCAGCCGGTGACCACCTTCAGGTAATTCGAATCGGTGTAGGCCACTCCCAGTTCCCGCAGATGCTGCTGGCTGACTTTGACGTCATGCATCATCTCAGCATAGTCGGAGGGGACCTGTCCGCCACCCATCGCGCCGCGGATGTCGTAGTGGGCAATGCTGATCTCGTCGCCCACCGGGCCAGGCCGGGAAAAATCCGCAACGATGACGTTGCTCGACTTCGGCTCCGGGGCGGCCTCATGGACTGCCTCGATGATCTTGCGCCGTGCATCGTCCGACAGACTGCGTCCGTTCTTCATCAGCATCTGAAGCACCAGATCCGATGAAGTCTTCGCTTCCTCAGTCGGCGCCGGAGGAATAGCGCCGGGCGCCATCATCCGGATCTCTTCTGCCAGCCTAGGGCTGAAGTCCGCCACGTCGACCTGCAGCTCACGCGCAAGCACTGCCGCGAACTTCGCATTCAGGGGGTTTACACCCTTGAAATAGAGGTTAACCGCAGGCGCGGTCATGCCGGCTTTGTCGGCCAATTTCTTCTGGCTCAGCTTCAGCTCGCCCTTCTTTTTCAAGAAAAGCTCATGCGCTGCCTCGCATTCGGCCAGGCGGTCAGGGGGTAGTGCGCGCTTCTTCGTCATGGCGGCAAGCATAAACCAATGGTTAAAACAAGGAAGAAACCGGCGGTGTGGACATTTAACTAACCGATGGTTAATATTGGTCTATCCCTCAACCGGACATGACCATGAAAGCCACCACCCTCGAACAGTTCGTGGCCGCCAAAGGGCAGGCCGAAGCAGCACGGCTACTTCGGGTTACTGCTCCGGCAATCCACAAGGCACTCATCGCCAAGCGTGACATCCGTGTCACCCAGCTTCCTGACGGGAGCTTCCAGGCGAATGAGTCCCGCCCGTTTCCATCCCAATCCACCAACCCCAAAGCCGCTTAGGCAGGAGCAGTACCAGCATGTACGCCGACCCCAAACACATCCGGGATCACATCACCAAGGTTCGTTTGAACGAGGACACGGATGAGCTTCTGACGTGTCTGGCGCGTTTCCACCGTACGCAGAAAGCCGTATTCGCGCGCGACCTGCTGGAGAAGGCCCTGAGCGAGCTCCTTGACGAGCATAACGGCGATTCCAACGTGGCCTGAAGGCCCTAGGGAGGCCCTGTGCCCAGAGAACTAGAGATACCCATAGAAGAAAGATTCGCTCAGTTCCTCAGGGAAGAGGCAGAGCGACAAGGGAAGGATCCAGCGGTACTAGCCGGTGAGCTTATGACGCGATTGCTCAGCAAGCGAACCAAGCCAACAAGCAACAGAGGGACGGTTACCCCGTTCCGTCGCAAGACCTGACGAGGGCCTCATTCGTAACTGATGGGGCAAACGCCAGACACAAAAAAGCCGCCTGGCAGGGCGGCTCGGTAAAGCAGTTCAAACAGGACGAATCATGACAAACATCATCCAGATAGACAAGTCCCGAGGGTTCACCCGAATGGACAACAGCCTGATGGAGGCAGTGGCAGCAGTTGACCTGCCTGGCCGCGAGCTCCGCATTCTGATGGCAATCGCCCGCAACACCCTTGGCTACCAGCAAGAGTCCCGCCGGATCACTGCTGACGAGCTGGCCAAGCTGACCAACATCCGCCGCGACGTTGCCTCCAAGGCGATCAGTCACCTGCTGGCTCGCCGGGTCATCTTCCGTGTTGGTGGTAGCCGCGGTGAAATCGGTATTTCCCCCGTCTCCGAATGGCAATTTTTTGAGCCTTCCAATGACAATCTCAGTGAGATCAAAACGTCTCACTCAGACAAGGTGGTCTCACTGGGAAATGCTGCGAGTGAGACCAAAACTGCACATTCCCTTCTTTATACAAAGAAAGAACCCCTAGTAACTCTTCCTTCGGAAGAGATTACCCCTCCCCAAGAGCCTTCCCAGGCTGTGGCGGTTGTCGACTCGAAGCCGAAAGCCAAGGCCAGCCTGTCCGCGAAAGACCTCCTGGCCGACAACCCGCACGCACTGTCCGCCGAGACCATCGCTGATTACATCGCTCTTCGGGTCAAGAAGCGCGCAACGACGACCGCAAGGGTCTGGCGCGACCTGAACGCCAAGCTGACTGAGCTGGCCGGCAAGGGCGTTAAGCCGGAGCAGGCGATGGGTATCGCTCTGGTCCAGGGCTGGCAGGGGTTTGAAGTCCAGTGGGTGCTGAACCGTATCAAGCCTGAGCAGCGCCCTGTATCTCGCCACGCTGGCCCTGATTTCAACTCGGACGACACCAGCTGGGCTAACGACCTGGGGTTCATGTGATGCGCCAGGCCAATCAGATCGCCGCCACCATCCGTCCCGGGGCAGTACCGATGAGCGACAGCACTCCTCCGATTGCCAAGATCGACCAGGCCACGGCCCGTGTCGTCAACGCGCTGTTCCGTGAGCTGCAGGCCATCTTCCCGGCCTGGAAGCAAGCCTGGCCCGATGACGCTTCCCTGGACGCTGCCAAGAAGTCCTGGATCAAGGGGTTCATGCAGGCTGACATCCGCAACTTCGACCAGATCCGCTACGGCCTGCAGCGCTGCCGCATGGAAGGTTCGGACTTTGCTCCTAGCGTCGGCAAGTTCATCGAGTGGTGCCAGCCGACTCCGCAAATGCTGGGCTTGCCGGACCTGCAGACCGCCTACCTCGAAGCCTGCCGCAACGCTCACCCGACGGCAGACCGCGAGTGGTCTCACGCCGCAGTGATGCACGCCGCCAAGCAGACCGGCTTCTACGCCCTGAGCACGCTCAAGGAAGACGAGAGCCGCAAGCTCTTCACCCGTAACTACGAGATCGCGTGCCGGATGGTCGCTAAGGGCGAGCCGCTGCAGGAGATCCCCAAGGCACTGCCAGAAAAGGTAGTCGTCCCTGCCAAGCCTGAAACCGTCCAGTCCGAGCTGGCGAAGATGCGCGCCATGCTGAGAGGTGAGCAGAAATGAAGTGGAGAAACGAAGGCGACTACCTGGCCGTGAGCAACACCATCCCGGCCTACAAGATCGCGAAGGTCTTCATCGCTGACCAGGCCGAGTACCGGCCCAGCTTTTCAGGCGAGTTCATCAGCCTGTTCGTCCCGACCTTTAACGAAGCCAAGACCATCTGCGAACGCCACCACCAAATCATGGGCGAAGCCAAGGAGGCTGCATGACCATCAACACCGCAACCGCCAATGCACACGCCTGGCAGCAGGGCTGGCAGGACTACCTAGCCGGCGTTCATGCCAATCCCTACGACATCAACACTCGTCAGCACACCGACTGGTGGTGTGGGTATAGCCACGCTGAGCAAACCTATGCTGAGACCCAACACCTGGAGGCCAGCGCATGATCATGCTCACCAAGGAACAGCTGGCTGACCTGCTGAGCGAGGCATTCGACGCTGGCGCCCTCGGACCTAACAGCCCAGAAAGCCTGGCATGGTTCAACGCTGAGCCGTACATAGACGAGCGCGAGCGCGCCATCCAGCGCCTAGTCCACCGCTCCAGCGGCGGCCACGACGACCATGGGCGGGAGGTGAGCCATGAATAGTGTGAGCTTCAGAAAAACAGCGCACTACAACGGTGGAACGTTATTTTTTGCCTATGGCTACACCTGTGTCGAGCATCCCGAAGTAACCCGCTTCGTTCGCTATGACAAGAGGACGAACCAGGTATCAGAGCACTGGCGTTTCCATGGATTCGAAGTGGCCTCGCTGCTGGTAGCTGTAGAGGCTGCTGTCAGTGCTTGTGCTGGAGAACGGTCATGAGCGAGCGTATCAGCGTCAACAGTGCCACCAAGCTCTCCGAGGCCATCCGCCATCTGAACGCCATGTACCGCGAGAAGAAGTTCGTGGTGGTCTCCATGCGCCCAGGCAAGGATCGCACCCTGGATCAGAACGCCCTGTGGTTCAGCCTCTACCAGCGTATCGCCGAAATGACCCAGATCGGCCAGGTCGAGGACGCTCGCAGCTACTGCAAGCTCCATCACGGCGTGCCGGTCATGCGCCGGGACAGCGCCGACTTCCGTGACGGCTGGAATCGCCTGTTCCTGCACCTGAGCTACGAAGAGAAGCTCGGGATGATGGGAGAGGGGCCCTTGTTCGGGCCCGACGGCTTCCCGGTGACTCGCCTGTTCAATCGGGCCCAGGGCGTCGAGTACACCGATCGGGTGATCGACGACTTCCGTGCCAAGGGCGTGTTCTTCGATGACCTGCTGAGTCAGGAGGCCGCATGACCCTCCCAGCAGCCAAGACCCCACGCCCCAAGACCTGCTCAGTCTGCAAGGCCGAGTTCACCCCAGTCCGTAGCCTGCAGAAGGTCTGCGGGCCGGTCTGCGCCCTGGCTCATGCCAAGGCCAAGGAATCCCTCCAGCGCAAAGCCATCGAGAAGGTGGAGCGCCGGGAGATCCGTGTGCAGAAGCAGCGGCTGAAGTCTCGAGCCGATCACCTGCGCGAGACCCAGGCCATCTTCAATCAGTGGATTCGCCTCCGCGACGCTGCCGAGCCCTGCATCAGCTGCGGCCGCCACCACGATGGCCAATACCACGCCGGGCACTACCGCACCGTCGCCAGCGCGCCCGAACTGCGATTCGAACCGCTCAACGTGTGGAAGCAGTGCGCACCCTGCAACAACCACAAGTCCGGCGACATCGTGAACTACCGGGCCAACCTGGTGGGCAAGCTCGGCGCCGAGAAGGTGGAGTGGCTGGAAGGCCATCATGAGCCAAAGCGCTACACCATCGACGACCTGCAGGCCATGAAGGCGCACTACCGGGCATTGATTCGGGAAATGAAGAGAGAAGTAGCATGACCCACGACGAGATCCAGAACCCCGCGCACTACGACCTGTTCCCCGGCCAACAGGCCATCGACGTGATTAAAGCTGCGCTGACGCCTGAGGAGTTCCGCGGCTACTGCAAGGGCAACGCCCTGAAGTATCGCCTGCGCGCTGGTGAGAAGGGCCCGGCAGAGAAGTGCCTGGCTAAGGCCAACTGGTATCGCGATCGTCTGCTGGAGGGGAAGTAATCATGCGCCTGAACACTGCACGTCAATGCTGGTTTGACGCCCATTACACTCCTCGCGACAGCCAAGGTTCCTTCATCGAGCGCCTTGGCCTGATGGGCACCATGGTCCAGATGACCGATCGCGATTCGAGTACGCCGGCAGCCATGCACCAGGCCCTGGCGGGACGCATCCAGGGCGCCATCAAGACGCTTCCGCGGCACGTCCAGTCGTTTGGCCATCACATGTACAGCCCCATCCACGACGATGACGATGATCTGCGCGAAGCTGTCGAGGCCTACGTCTTCATGATCGCCTACCAGGCATTCACCAAAGAGACCCGCATGACTGCCAAGAAGGCAGAGAAAGCGCGCTACGTTGCAGCCGGTGTGCTGTACCGTTACCGCCGCATGCACCAAGGCGGCGCCAGTGCCTGTGCTGATCCGCTGGAGAAACCGGAGTTCTTCCGCCTTTGGCTGCTGCAGGAGAAGGGCATCAAGCTGTCCTCCGAACAGTGGGCCAGGGAGTGGCAGCCCTTCATCGACTGCTGCTTCGCCGTGTGCAACGATGCGGATAAGCAAGCGCTGTCCGCAGTGGGCAGATGCCTGGGCGAGATGAGGGAAGCAGCATGAAGAACGAGATACTGGATGCCATGAACGAAGCGTCGAAGCAGGGCAAGGCCGTCCAGAGCATTCGAGTGACGTCCGGAGACCTTTGGAGCCGACTTCATCACGACGACTACCTGCGCAAATTCCTGACTGCCACTCCAGGCGGAATGGCTGCTTTCTGCGGTGTTCCGATCTACTTCGAGGCGTCCGATTCAGCCGAAGAATTCCATCTCAAATTTTAGGCTTATCTGTGAAATAGATAGGTATTGACAAAATGTCCGGCTGAGTAGATCATCTTTCCAAGATGTGAAGCTCTACCCAATCTGAAGCCCTGGCCATGTGCCGGGGCTTTTTCGTTTCAGGCCGGCTGGTAGGACGATGGCCTTCAAAGGGGCGCGCGCCTCGAAGCTTAACTGGCGGGTACATCTAGCCAGCCGACCTGATCCAAGCGAGCCATGAGGGCCGGCAATAGGGCCTGCTGCAGCATGGCAATGAGGTGCTGGCACTCGCGAGCCGGCCGCGCCCACTGCGAAAGTGCGGGAAGAATTCAGGGGAAAGCTCAGTGGTGATGAGCTAGGCCAATGACTCATGGCCGCAGTGGAGCCTGACAAGCCGTTCAACGACGCACCTCGGCCCCCTGATCCAAACGCCACAGCTCAGAGAGCAGCGGCTAGCCCTCTATAGGGCCAAGTCCCCGCCGGGGCCGCCTGCTTCGGCGGCGTTAATTATCAAGGCTCTCTTCCGAGGGCCTTTTTCGTGCCTGCGATCTGGAGAGGCAGATGAATAACCTGCCCCCGCTCCCTGGCCCGGGTGCCGGTCTCGGTGACTGGATAGCCTGGGCGCTGCTGGTCGTGATTGCCGGTGCCGGCTTCATCTTCATGCAGTGGAGGGAGAAGAAAGGCCCAGCCACCGAGCGCCTGAATAACGCCCTGGCTGATGAGCGCGCAGCGCACAAAGACACGAAGGCCGAACTTCTTGAGGTCCAGCGTCTGCTGGAGGAGTCACGGCAAAGCAACAATGCCTTGGTCCGCGAGTTCGCGGAGAACAAAGCGCAGATCGCACGCATGGAAGTGCAGGTTCAGTACCTCACGGAAGAGATCGCCGAGCTGAAGGCCGAACTCCTCAAGAGGAACACAGCATGACTGACCAAGAGCTAACCCGTCAGAAGGGTAAGGGTCGTCGCTGGCTCGATAGTCACGGTAGCTGGTTGCTGCTCATCGCTGTTGCTATAGCCGCCTTCATGGCCGGCAGCCAGCACAATGCAGTAACCACCGCTGATACGGTGAAGATCCTCGCCGAGTCGCACGAGCGCCAGGACGCTACCCGTGTTGCCAGGATCCGTGAACTGCTTGACCTCAACCAGAAACTGATGCTTCAGGTCGGGCCTAGGGTAGAGAGCGCTGCCACGAAGGCAGAACAGGCAGCCGGTAAGGCTGAGGAAGCCGCGACCAAGGCCAGCAAGGCTGTCGAGGTCGCGGGTAAGGGGCAGGGTGAGTGAGCTATTCGACCCTTAGCGCTACCTGAATTGTGTCCGCAAACTCATCCAGGCTCCCTAGGTAACCCTCAAGATTTGGGTGTTCAGCTGTCCGGCACCTGCTGTTGATCAGCTCCAAAGCTATAGCAACGGCAGCTGCACGACGCTGCTCTGCATTCAGATCACGTCGTACCGCGTCTTTGGTTGCCTCGTAGATATCCATGGGTACTGCTCCTGTTGAGTGGAGTAGGACTCATAACCCGGCAATCGTCATACGTAAACAGCCGATTCGCCCTATTTCATTTCAGCGTAGAGGCACCAAGGCCCCAAGGAATCACTATGGCGCTGACAGCAAAACAGCAGCGCTTTGTCGATGAGTACCTGGTAGACCTGAATGCCACTCAAGCGGCGATACGCGCTGGATACTCGCCACACACGGCGAATCAAGCCGGGCCACGACTGTTGGTAAATGTTGGTGTGGAGGCTGAAATAGCCCGCCGCATGCAAGAACGGTCAGGCCGAGTACAGATCACCCAGGACATGGTGCTGCGTGAGCTGGCCAAGATCGGGTTCAGCGACATCCGCAAGGTGCTGCGCTGGGGTAACACAGAGGTAAGGCTGGTCAGTGATGAGGCTGAAGAGCCTTCTGACGATGACATGATCCCTTACCACGGCCTGGCACTGGTCGACTCAAGCGAGATCGACGACAACACTGCTGGCGCCATCGCTGAGGTTTCCCAGGGCCGTGATGGTCTCAAGGTCAAGCTGCACGACAAGAAGGGCGCACTGGTCGACATCGGTCGCCACTTGGGCATGTTCAATGCACCGGGTCACGCTGATCTGGATGCAGAGCTCAAGCGCCTGGAGATCGCCAAGCGCAAGGCAGAGCTCAAGCTGCTGGAAGGTAGCGGAGACGGCAATAGCGCCAAGCTGCTGGCTGACCTAATTGCGAGACTGCCCTCATGAACACCGGCAACCTGATGCTAGATCGTCAGCTTGCCCGTTGGTACGCGCTCAAGGATCACCCAGTACAGCTGGCATTGCTCGATGCAGTGCCTAGCGGGATCAGGTTCCCCCTGGTGCCGGCTGGTCGTCGTAGTGGCAAGACGGAGCGGTTCAAGCGCTTCCTGGTCAAGCAGGCATTCGTCCTGGCTGGCCAATACTTTGCTGCGGCTCCGACTCACGCTCAGGCCAAGAAAATCTTCTGGGATGACCTGAAGGCGTTCACCCTGGCCTGCCAGCACACGAAGAAGCCGTCCGAGTCTGACCTGATCATCTACCTGCCCAATGGCAGCGAGATCCACGTCATCGGCCTGGATAAGCCGCAGAGGATTGAAGGTATCCCGTGGACGGGTGGCGGCATCGATGAATTCGCAGACATCAAGCCGGATGCCTGGGAAGCCAACATCCTGCCGGCGCTGAATACGGTCAACCCGACCCGGCCCGACTATCGCGCCTGGTGCTGGCTGCTCGGCGTACCGGATGGCCTGAACCACTACTACGACCTGTGCATGCAGGCCGAGACTGGCCAAGACCCAAACTTCCGCGTCTTCCACTGGAAGTCAGCCGAGATCCTGCCGCCCGATGTGATGGACGCGATGAAGCGCGCCATGTCGGCCAAGCAGTTCAAGCAGGAGTTCGAAGCCAGCTTCGAGACGGCCTCGGGCCGGATCTATGAGGACTACGGCAAGCACAACCTCACGACTGAGGCGATTCAGCCGCAAGAGCAACTGATGTGGATGCACGACCAGAACTTCACGCCGCTGTCCTCGGCTATCGGTGTTCGCCGTAACGGGAATGAGCTCTATCTGCTCGACGAGATCGTGCTGACCAGTGCCATCTCTCGGCAGGCCGCTGTCGAGTTCGTCGAGCGCTACAAGGGCCACGCTAACAAGCATGTACTGATCTACGGCGACCCAGCCGGCAGGGCAGGCGAGAAGCACGGACACGCCTCTGACTACACCGATATCGAGGGAGTGCTCAAGGAGCATGGCTGGCGCTACACCCGCAAGGTGAAGCCAGCCCACCCGGCCATCAAGGACCGACAGAACGCAGTGCGGGCCAAGATCCTGACCGCTGCCGGCGACGTGAGCCTGTTCGTCAATGCCGAGACTGCGCCCTGGTGCCACAAGGGCCTGAGCACGGTTCAGCTGCAGGAGGGCTCGACCTTCCAGGAAGACCAGAAGAACCAGTACCAGCACATCACCACCGCGATCGGCTACTGCGTCGATTACGAATGGCACACTGATGGCTACAGTCGAATACACCCGCCGCGAGTACGACGCCGCGCGCAGCCGCTGGCGCCTCGTCCGTGACGTGTGCAAAGGCTCTGAGGCCATCAAGCACTGCGGTGATGAGTACCTTCCGCGCCCGAACGCTCAGGACAAGACCGAGCAGAACCTTGCTCGCTTCGACTCGTACCTTGCCCGGGCTGTGTTCTACAACGCCACTGGCCGGACGAAGAACAGCCTGGTCGGTGCAGTCTTCCGCACCTGGCCAACGCTGAACGTGCCGGCAGCGCTTGACTACGTGGCCACCGACATCGACGGCCAGGGCGTCAGCGTCTACCAGCAGTCTCAGTCCGTGATCGGGCATCTGCTTGAGACCGGCCGCCATGGCCTTCTGGTGGACTACCCCAGCGTCGAAGCTGGCACGGTCAGCATGGCGGACCGAGCAGCCCGGGGCATTCGCGCCACCGTCACCAGCTACGTCGCCGAATCCATCATCAACTGGCGTACTCGCCTGGTAGGTGGTCAGCACCTGCTGTCCCTGGTCGTGCTGCACGAGACCTACGACACCGATACCGACGACGGCTTCGGCATGGAGACCAAGGACCAGTATCGGGTTCTGAAGCTCGACGAGGCAGGCCTGTACGTTCAGGAGCTCTGGCGCAATGAAGGTGGTTGGGCTCCGACTGAAGTCAAGGAACCCACGGATGGCCGCGGCACTCGCTGGTCGGTGATCCCGTTCCAGTTTCTCGGCAGCGAGAACAACGACTCCAGCATCGACGATTCCCCGCTGTACGACATGGCCGAGATCAACATCGGCCACTACCGTAACAGCGCGGACTACGAAGATGCTGCGTTCTTGCTTGGACAGCCGCAGCTGGTCATGTCCGGTCTGGACGAGCAGTGGTACCGGATGCTGCAGGAAGATGGCATCTACTTCGGATCCAGAGCTCCAATCGCGCTACCTGTAAACGCCAGCGCTGCACTGCTGCAGACTTCTCCGAACACCATGATTAAAGACGCCATGGATGCCAAGGAAGGCCAGATGGTCGCCCTGGGTGCCAGGTTGGTCGAGCGTGGATCCGCGACCAAGACGGCCACTCAGGCCGCAAGCGACTCTGCTGCCGAGCACAGCGTCCTCTCGCTGCTGGTGAGCAACGTCAGCGAGGGCTATACCCAGGCGCTGCAGTGGATCGCCCAGTTCGAGAACGCCGCCGGCGAGGTTGACTACAAGCTTGCCCAAGATTTTACGCAGATCACTCTGGATGCCAACATCATGGCGGGCTTGCTCAGCGCAGTGCAGAGCGGCCAGCTGCCTCAATCCGAGTTCTGGCAGTACCTGCGTGATCGCGGCGTTATCGATGCAGAGAAGACCGACGACGAGATCCGGGATGAACTGCAGACAAGTGATGCCGGCCTAGCCCTGGATGAATAGCAATGGCAGTCGATCCGATCATGTACGACGCCGAGATCCGGCATCAGGTGTTCTTGGAGCGCTTGAAAACGGGAGAGGTGGCTAAGTTCGCTCCCTTCCTCAAGGAGATGGATCTAGTTATTCGTGACCGGCTAAGCCGAGGCGAGCTGACCGAGTTCAGCCGGGATCGCCTGGAACGGCTGCTTGAGACTGTAGATGGGATGCTTCTCGACATCCTCGACCGCTACAAGGACGAGCTGAAGGCCGATCTGGTAGATATCGCTCAGTACGAAGCGACGTTCGAAGCATCGGCGCTGCGCCAGGTGTCGGGCTCGCTGTTCGAAGCAGTGGTGCCCGCCATATCGCAGATACGATCTGCAGTGCTCACGAACCCCTTGAGCGTCCGCGGTGCTGATGGTGGCAAGCTGCTGGAGCCCTTCATCCAAGGCTGGGCATCGACTGAGCGCGCCCGGGTGGTCAACGCCATCCGCCAGGGCTTCTTCGAGGGCCAGACGAACAGCGAGATCATCAAGGCCATCCGCGGCACCAAGGCGCTGCAGTACAAGGACGGCATCCTGGCCACCACTGACCGCAATGCCTCGGCAATTGTCCGCACAGCGGTTCAGCACGTTGCCACCCAGGCCCGCATGGAGACCCTGAGGGAGAACAGCGACGTGGTGGTAGGCGTTAAGTGGGTATCCACTCTCGACAGCCGCACCACTCAACAATGCCGATCGCTTGATTCGACGGTTTTCCCGCTTGATTCGGGACCCAGGCCGCCCCTGCATATCAATTGCAGGAGTTCGGTAGTCGCCCTGACCCGCCTGTCAGAGCTGTTCTCAAAAGACGCTACCCGGGCTGCCAAGGGCGCCGAGGGTCGAGGCCAGGTAGATGCCAGCCTGAGCTATTACGATTGGTTGCAGTCCCAGCCTGCATCTTTCCAGGACGAGGCTCTCGGCAAGGCAAGGGCCAAGCTGTTCCGCGATGGCGGCCTTACTGCGCAGCGATTCTCCGAGCTTCAGCTTGATCGCAACTTCAAGGCTTTGACGCTCGACCAGATGAGAGCTCTAGAGCCGCTGGCGTTCCAGAGGGCAGGCCTGAACCAACTTTAGTCAGCTTTCAGGTAGCTCCTTAGCCCAAACCAAAATGGGCTAAGGCCGAGTTTTTCCACAGCTTCATCAGTGTTTTTGTAGGCATCGATGGGGTCATCTTTGCCCTTAGGCCAGCTGGCAAACGCATGCACTATCACGGCGGAAACCGGATGTATCGGCCCGGTTTCCGCCGTGCGATGTGAATAGTAGGAAGCTGGCACTTTGCTGATTGCTTCGAGCGCCTTATAGAACTCGTGTCGCCAGTGCTCTTCATGACCGTTGCATTCGCGCAGCACATGCTCGTCCTTGATGAGCGCTTTGAGAGCCTTGTATTCCTCTATCAGCCTAGCCGATGTGAGCCAAGCTAATCGGTCCTGAAGAACAGTGGTGGATCCATTTCCGCCCGTAAGAGCTGTGTAAGCCCTTTCTAAGGTGCGAACAGCAGAGTTAAGCGCGGTCTCGTTCTGGCGGCTGACCACGGTCGTTTTGATAGTCCTGAACGCCGCATAAGCGGATAGCGCGCCGGCCAGAGCCGACCCGGCGCTGAACCAATCTGCAAGTGTCATCGGCATCTCCTTCCTTGATGAATCATTCGCAGCCATCGCTGGCCTTGTTAGGCCGGTGATTGAATCACGCGCAGGCAGGGCCTGCATCCACTGTCTCCGGGAGACATCCATGAAATACCTGATCGACAAGGCCGCCTTCGACGCTTTGGACCCCGCCCTGCAAGCTCTCTACACGCAGAAGGGCGAAGACTACGTGCTGGCTGTTGAAGGGCTGCCCGAGCCCGAGGATACGACCGGCCTGAAGGCTAACCGTGACCAGATCCTGGCTGACCTGAAAGCCGCCAAGGCCCGCGCCAAGGAGCTGGAAGACGCTGCACGTGACTCGCAGACTGAGGCGGCACGCAAGGCTGGCGATATTGAAGCGCTGCAGAACAGCTGGCAGCAAAAGTACGATCAGGCCGTCAGCCAGGGGCAGTCGAGCGTTGAGTCTCTACAGGCCCAGATCCACTCGCTGACCGTAGGCGCTGCTGCCAGTGGGATCGCCGGTGAGCTGGCCGTGCAAGGCTCTGCATCCGTCCTGCGCCGACTCATCGAGCCGCGCCTCTCGATGGAGATGCGTGATGGCCAGCCGACTGTCGTCGTGCTGGATAACGATGGTCACCCTACGGCGCTGACCCTCGCAGAGTTCAAGACTGAAATCACCAGCGATGCCGCCCTGGCGCCGCTGGTCGCTGCAAGCAGAGCAACTGGGGGCGGGGCCCCTGGAAGCAAAAGCCCTGGGGGCAAAACCCAACTCTCCGACATGAGCGAATCCGAACGGAAACAGCTCGCCAAAGACAACCCCGCCCAGTTCGCCAAGTTGGTTGAGCAGGCACGTAGTAAGGAATAAGCCCCCATGGCCATTACCACCATCGGCAACATCGTCACCGGCAACATCCCTGTCCTGACCTCCTACCAAACCCAGGACCCGGTCGAGAAGACCTCCTTCTTCCAGTCCGGCATTCTGACCCCGACCCCGTACGCGGCCGAGATCGCTCGCGGTTCGTCCAACATCGCCAACATCCCGTACTGGAAGCCGATCGACTCCAGCATCGAGCCGAACTACTCGAACGATGTCTACGAAGACATCGCCGTGCCGCGCAACATCGAGACCGGCATGATGATGGCTCGCGTGGCCTACCTGAACGAAGGCTTCGGCCAAGCTGATCTGGTGGTAGAGCTCACCAACAAGAACCCGCTGGAGTCCATCGCTGGCCGCCTGGACAACTTCTGGCAGCGCCAGGCCCAGCGTCGCCTGCTGGCCACCACGCTGGGCATCTACAACGACAACGTCGCTGCGACCGATGCCTATCACACGCAGAACGACATGGTCGTCGATGTTTCGGCAACCGGCGGGTTCGACTCGAACGCCTTCATCGATGCCACCCAGACCATGGGTGACGCGTTGAACGCAGCCAGCGGCTCCGTTCTGGGCGTGCTCGCTGTGCACAGCTATGTCTACGGCCAGATGCGCAAGCAGCAGCTGATCGACTTCATCCGTGGCGCCGACAACAACACCGAGATCGCCACCTTCCAGGGCTATCGAATCGTCGTCGACGACCAAATGACCGTGATCGGCACCGGCGCCTCCCGCAAGTTCGTGAACGTGATCTTCGGCGCCGGCGCCATCGGTTACGGTGAGGGCAACCCGGAGCATCCGACCGAGTACGAGCGCCAGGCAGCCCGCGGCAATGGTGGCGGCGTGGAAGTGCTGTGGAGCCGCAAGACCTGGCTGATGCACCCGCTGGGCTACTCCTTCACCAGCGCTGTCATCACCGGCAACGGTACCGAGACTGTGGCTCGCTCTGCCTCCTGGCAGGACCTGACCAACGCCAGCAACTGGAACCGCGTCATGGATCGCAAGCAGATCCCGATCGCGTTCTTGGTCACCGGCGTCCCGGCCTAAACCCGAAGGGCGGTGAAAGCCGCCCATTACCTGGAGAGCAGCGATGAAAGACAATTACGTCGAGAAGAAGAAGTTCACCGGCCTCACCGAAGGCGCCGGCGGCCAAGTCGAGCTGACCACTGAAAAGGTCGACGAAGAGCAGCTGATCACCGCCAAGCCCGAAGATGCGGAAGCGCAGAAGAATGGCGGTGGCAAGCGCACCAGCAAGGCCGGAACCGCCCAGGAGTAAGACATGGCACTGATCATTGAGACGGGCGAGGGCCTACCTGACGCCGAGAGCTACGCAACGGCCGCAGAGCTGGTCATTTACGCCGGCAAGTACGGTGTGACCGTGCCTGCTACCGAGGCTGAGCAGGAAGCCCTGCTGCGCCGCGCTGCCGTCTCGATGAACGCCATGACCTGGAAAGGCAGCCGGGCCAATGCCGATCAGGCGCTGGCCTGGCCTCGCCAAGAGGTTTGGATAGATGGCGCGAAGAAGCCAGCAAACCTGATTCCCCGCCAGATTCATTATGGCCAGATGGCCTTAGCTGCTGAGACTCACAACGACGACGTAAATCCTCCACAGGCCCAGAAGGGCGCGGTCATCCGCGAGCGGGTGGAGGGCGCCGTAGAGCGCGAGTACGCGACGATCACCAACGAGAGCGGACGGGTGCTGCCGGTGTCTGCCGACAAGCCCAGCCGCACGCTGTTTGCTGACTACCTGCTTAGGCGCGGCTTATTCGCCGTGAGGGCGTAAAAGGCGCCTGGTAACGTCTAAATAACGTTTGTGTAACGTGTGAATGTGCCCTATAGTGCCGGAAACACACCCGGAGACACACTATGCTGCCTACCAGAATGAATAAGGTTGAGTTCGGAAATGCGGTCCGCGCCGAGAGGGAAAGACAGGGCCTTACCCAGATGCAGCTGGGTGAAAAGATGGGCGGCGTTGACAAGGGATCAATCGGGGCTATCGAGCGTGGCGAGTCAATGGCGAAGGTGGAGACGGCAGCCAAGATTAAAGAGGCGCTATTCGGTACCTCGGTTGAGCATGGCGAACTTTCAGATGCGGGGTTGCTTCTCTCTAAAGCAACTACCGAGGAAATTCTGAACGAGCTAAAGGCTAGAGGCTTTAACAGCGTTTCACTTTCTTATAGCTAGAGCCTGAAACAGCCCGCTACCGCGGGCTTTTTATTGTCCAGAGGATGCCATGAGCCAGTTCTACGACGAGATGGCCGCCATGGCCCTGGATCTCACCACCCAGTACGGACAGCCGGTCCAGCTGCGCGAAGAGAAGCCCGGCAGCTACAACCCGGCCACCGGCAAGACCGACCCGCCGAGCGTGAAGACTCAAACCGCCCAGGCAGTGATGGCCGACTACAAGCCGGCCGAGTTCGAGGCGAGCACGCTGCTACTCCGCGGCGACAAGCGTCTCAAGGTCGCAGCGAAGGGAATGCCCTGGGTGCCGAGCCTAGCCACGAAGGTCTCCGCCAACGGCAAGACCTGGGCAGTCATCGCGATCACCGAGACCAACCCCGCCGGCACCCCGCTGGTCTACGAGCTACAGGTCAGGCCATGAATCAAGGCTCCTTCGCGCTTAGCTTGGCTGAATTCGCCGAGCAGGCGAAAGGGGCCATAGATTCGAGCTTGCGCGAGATCGTCATTGAGATCGGTGCGAGCGTTATCCGGATGTCGCCGGTCGACACTGGCCGATTCCGCGGCAACTGGCAGTTCAGCATCGGCGCGCCTGAGCACGGCCAGCTCGACCGCCTGGACAAGAACGGATCTGCTGCCAATGCCGAGCTGGTGAACGGCGCGATCCAGTTCAAGGCCGGCGAGACCGCCTACATCGTGAACAACCTGCCTTACGCCATCCCATTGGAGTACGGCCATTCTGACCAGGCCCCTGACGGTATGGTCCGGATCACCCTGGAGCGCTTCCAGCGCACCGTGCTCGACGCAGTTAGGAACAACCAGGTATGAGCCACAGAACGATCAGGCGCCTGTACGAAGGCCGATTGGCCGCGTGGGCAGATAGCATGGGCTATCCCGTCGCCTATCAGAACAGCCAGTTCATGCCAGAGTCCGGGAAGCTCTACCTGCGTGCCTTCCTGTTGCCAGCCGATACCGGCAGCGATGACCTGGCCGGCGAGCACAGGCGGTTCCAAGGATTGTTCCAGGTCAATGTTGTGACCCCGGCCGGAGAGGGCAGTGGCGAGGCGGAAACCATCGTCCTGCAGCTGGCCGACCTGTTCCCCGTGAACATGCTGCTCACCGACGGCGACTTCAGCGTCCAGATCACCACGCCAGTGGCACAGGGTCCCGAGATCCAAGGCGCCACCGAGTACACCACGCCGGCCAGCTTCAGCTACCGCGCCGACACCCCGTAATCGCCCGTTGGGCAAAACCCGAGACCCGCCTAGTGCGGGTTTCTTCATTTCTGCACGAGGAAAAGACAATGGGCTACCGCCTTCCCAACGGTGCAACCATGGAGATCGCCGCAACCCGTGGCCTGGCGATCAATGCAACCGCCATCAGCAACGCCAACCCCGCCGTCGTGACCGCTGCAGGTCATGGCCTGGCCAACGGCGACGTCATCATTCTCCAGTCGGGGTGGACCCGCCTGAACGAGCGT